GAATATATCCTGTTTCTCTATTAGATATGAGACTATAAGAACTTCTATTGGTTTTAAATTTAGAAGGATATAGATATAGGACCTTGCATCTTGTAACTCTTTATCTTCCTTTGTATAGGAAGAATCTAGGAGAAGAGATAAGAAATCTATATGTCTAGTAGAGAAATGTCTAGATGAATTAAGTTCTTTAAATATAAGTTCTTTCATATCTATAAACCAATAAGAGGGGCTGGGTCTACTTTCTCACCATTTAGTTTTATTTCAAAATGAAGATGAGGTCCTGTACTAAACCCAGTAGTACCCATAGGTCCTATAACCTGACCTTGTTTAACCTTGTCTCCCTTTTTAACAAAAGGCGTAGTGTCCATATGACCATACAGAGTCTCAGTTCTAGGACTATCTTGATGAACAATAATAACCCAATTACCATAACCCCCATCATTCCATCCAGCTTCATCCACCACACCATCAGCAGAAGCCATTATATCTGTACCTATAGGCCCTGCAAAGTCTAGACCCCAGTGCATTCTTCCCCATCTCCAACCAAAAGGACTATTCATAGCTATAGAAGGACAAGGATTAATAAAACCTTCTTTGGGAGTAAACTTACCCATTTTCCCTGGAGTAGAACCAGTATTAGAACCTGGAGAAAAAACTGTTAAAGAACCATTCAAAGAGGGATTGCCTCCTAGAATCCTTTCTGCTTTAGTAGGAACAAATCCTCCTAGTACCTTACAGAATCTCATAGAATAACATAGCTCACTCCTTATTGTTTCTATATTAAATCCTAGGATAGAAGAGGGACCTGTAGAAATAGATAAACCATCCGAACTAATACTTGTATTAGTTCCATTACTAGAGGAACCTCCCCCTTTATAAGTGCCATCACCCCCATCAGAGGGTAACTTAGATGTTAAGAACTCAGCTAGCATTCTCTCAGCAGGTTCTATTGGTACATTTCTATTCTCCCTATACCTACCAGGAGGTAGACCTGCCCATTCCCAAGATAGACCATCTGCTTCTACATCAGTACCTATAATAGCCTCTAGCATTTTACCTTCTAGAACTAAGTCTAGTTTCTTTCTAAACACATCCATTCTTGCTATAGCAGCTACATCCTGGTGTACTGGATTACTAAAATCTAGATTCTCTAATCCCTGATAAGTTAATATCTCATCCCATACATATCCACAGAATTGATATCTACCTACAGCTCTAGGTAGAGCTGTACTCTCAGCACATCCACCCCCAGGCCAAGGGTGTTTAGGAGCATTAGCCTTTAAATCTACTAACACTCCACCCCATGACACTTGATACTGTTCTAATCCCTTATGACCATACCCTCCCGATTCATAATAAGATATTAGATTTAGTACAGCTATTACATATTTATTACTTCTAAGAGCATTATACTTTTCAAATACATTCATATCTATATAGTAATAGGTTTAACATGAGCTAGGAACTTGGGTATATCAGACTTAACCCTTAAAATATCTAAACTCCTAGGATCATAAATAGTTCCAGAAGTGTCTATATCCTTATGTTTAACTATCCTATTAGATTCTGGATTTAAACTAGCTATCAACCAGGCTAATGAGTAATACTGTTGGTCTGTATATCCTAGATGTTCTCTTGCTTTAATAGGACAGTTAATAGGACTTTCTAGACATATATGATAAGCAAAGGGGTCTACTGAACCTAGTATTTCTTCTCCATTAAAAGAAGATTCCATAGCTGCATTTACATTCTTAGTAGACTCCTCTAAATAAATAATCTCTCCATCTCTTCTAATAAATGAATGATATGTCCCCTGAATATTAGAACTTTGCACTAGTTCTAACACTTCTTCAAAGGTTATTAAAGACTCATGTATAACAACTAATAGTTTATATTTCATAATTAAAATCCCTCTATCTCCATTTGTTCTATATATTCAATACCACTTTCTAGAGCTTTAATAGCTAAATTAGAAGCCTGAGTTAATAGTTTTAAGTCATAGTCTGTTTCTTTAGATGGGTCATAGTTAGTAAATCCACCTATAACAAACCTTCCTTTCTTACCTTTATATAAACAAACATTACCACTAGCATAACTATTCCAACCTATCTTATTAAGCTCTACTTTCTGTAATCCAGAAGGTCTCTCGGCTTCCCCTAATGCGGGAATACTAATCTCCTTAGTTAATGGAACATTAGATATAGCTAGTTTATACATAGCATTAAGGGCATCCTCCGTTGTAGATTTATTGGTAGTATCCTTAGCTTTTTCGGCTTCACTAGTAGAAGATAATAACCTATTAAACTCAGTAGAAGGACTAGTTCCCTTTAGAGTTTCATTAGACTTATCTCTATTAAATACAGAGTTACCCCTACCATCATCTCTTTCCCCTAATAAAAGAAAAAGAATATTAGTTGCAGTATTAGAACTATCTTTTAACATAGCTTCTACTAGATTCTCTAAAAGGAATACAGACCTACCATTAAAAGAGTCTCCCTCAGCTATAACCTCAATGGGAAATTTACTTATATCAAACTTTCTTTTTAATTGAGTTAAAGGAGTTCCTTTCATCAAACTATCAAAGGCTAGAGCTATATTCAACTTAATAATAGATGCTGGACCTATACTCTCTTTAGCTTTCTTAGATAAAAAAGTCTTTTTACCTATTACTCCAAAAGAATGAATCCCAGTCTTATCAGAGACTAGAGTAGGATTAGCCTTAGTGACCTTATCTATAAGTAAATCAATATCTAAATCACTTCTATCTTTCCCTTTATTAGTATTAGAGTTAGACTCTGGGGGTCTATCTTTACATAACTTACCTACTAACTCCTTAATTAAATCAGTGTTACCCCTTGTATAGGCAAACATTACTGCTAAGAACTTAGGGAGCTTATCTCCTATATATCTAATATGCCAAGGTTCATAGTTTACTCCCTGTTTATTATCTTTAGGGAATGACAACTCAAAGTCCGAATCCTTTAAGTTCTTACCTAACCACTCCCAGGCTTTACTATTTACCTTACTATCTAAGGAATGGGTACTTGCATCATCTCTATCTACAATATCCAGAGCATAACCAGTTATATGCTCACTATGAGTATAAGGGGCAACTGATTTGATAGAGGTCTCATCAAGGTCTGTACAAGTTCTTTTATTTGAATCTTCTAAAGTATCTTCATCTCTATAACTAGAAGTAGCTGCTAGATTAATACCAACTTTCTTAGCTTTATCAAAGAGTTCTTTTAAAGGAGTAACTATATCCTTATGAATTAACCTTTCTTCTTTACCCTTAATAGCTAGACTATCTAACTTAACTAAGTCTTCTTTATTAGCCTTCCACTTTACATAAGGATAGTGTTTAGTATTCCCTTTCTTACATATAGAATGCTCAGCTAATGACTCTATATACTTATCATCTATTGCACCATTATCTGATAGAACCTGACATTGGTCATTAGAGGGTAGTTCTTTATTTATTTCTTTACTAACCTCTGTTTCTCTATTAACTAAATACTCACTCTCCTTACAATTAGTTAACCCCTTTCTAGCCTCCTCTGCTAACCTCTTTATCTCTACTAAATGATATTCAATAAAAGGGGCCCATTGTAGAAAGTCTGGATTCTCATACCCATTTATATATCTTCTTAACCTATGCTCCTTTGATTTATTAATCTTTACCCTCTTATCCTCATCTAACTCACTTGTTAAAGGAATATTCCCCTCTGTAGTAACAGATATTAAACCTGTTACCCCCTGAGATAAATCAATAGGGGAATAGGACCTACTATCGGATAGATAGGATTCTAAGTCCTTAGCCATTTGTTCATAATACTCTACCATCTCCTTTTGCTTCTTACAAATAGAAGCTCCACTCATACTAGAAGCAAGAATAATAGCCTGGTCTGAGTAGATAATAGCATCCCCAGAAACCCATTGAGACCAGTCTCCTAATCTATTCTTTAGTTCTATGGATACAGGTTGATTCCTTTTAAGAGCCCTTTTATCTATACTTCCATCAGTAAGAGAGGGGTCATGGAATGCCTCTAATACATTCTTTCCCCCTACTATATGAAAGAAGGAGTCTGGCTGAGCCACTCTATTAGGATGAACACTAGGAGCATTATTCTCCATCTGTCTTAGAGTCCCCTGATTATATTGAGTGGGTTCTCCACCTAATCCATCTACATAGAACTCTTCGTAGTTACCTTCTGTAAAAAAAGAGCCTAGTATCAACCCATCTCTCATAACCCCATTCTTAACAGCTACTACTACAGGGTCTCCTACCTCCATTGGATGATAAACTCCTACTCCCTCATATGAAGCATAGGGTAGTAACCTTCTACATAAAATATACTGTCCTGTATCTATAAGCTCTACTTGATAGTTAAACCCTTTATGTTCATAACTCTCAGCGCCTATAAGTCCCACTATCTTCCCATATAGAATCTCAAAGTTACCCCTTACAGCTTTAGTAGAACTCTCCATCCTATTGTTATACTGCCTTCTTCTTCCTAACTCTCCATCATCGTTATACATAATTATTATTTATATATATCCTTTATATACTATCAATAATCCCCTATACATTCTAATTTAGTAAAGAAGCCTGGGGAGTTACCTGTTACTGATAGAGTATGTTGTACAGACCTTATCTTATAGACAGGTAGAATAAGGTTATCTGGGTCTTTATTAGATTGAATCATATGACTATTAAAAAGGGCATTAGCCTCATCCTTTAAGGTCTTAGCCTGTTGACTATCAAAGTTATCTAGTTTATATTTCTTATTAGAGGAAAGAGTCATAACCTTCTTAACAAACTCCTCATCATTAAACAAGCTCTCTACTCTAGCTAAATTATCTACAGCTACTTGTTGACTCTCTACTGTACCAGGATTAAAGCTAGTAGCATAATCATGGAGAACTGTATTATAAACTCTTATAGCTTCATTAGGATATAGAGTGGGGTCTCCCATTATAGTTATTTGTATACCCTGTAACTCCTTAGACCAAGTTCTAGCATGAGATAGAGCTACAGTAATAGCTGCACCCGCTTGTTGATAGTCCTCATTACCATAAGCTGTTAAATTACCATCATAGATAATCTGAACTCTACAAGGAGGTTTAACATCTCTATCATCTAAAGACCAAGGGGTAGTTTCCATTGATAGAACTAGCTTATCTAGGAAAGCATTAGAAGCTCCTTCTGTAGTAGCATCTATAAGAACATATCTATTAAAGGCTGCTAGAGATGAAGTTACAGACCTCATGCTTATTATCATCTGATTAGGGGAGGGGGGATTACTAGATAAAGTCCTGGGGTAACTATTATAGAAATAGGTTCTATAGAATCTATTAGGGTCATAGAATCCACTAGTATCTAACATCCTAGGTGCAAATATAAAATCCCCATTAACATGAGAAGCATAGAAGTCAGTAGGTCTCTCCTCTGAATTAGCTAGAAAGGTCATTACTTCTATGGGGGTTTTTTCCTTTATCTGAAATACAGCAGCTCCTGCCACTGCTACTAAGGGAGGTCTCTGTACCCACATATGGAACCTAGGCTCTGAATAAGGAAGCATAATCTTAAACATAGCCTCTCTTATCCATAAAGCTGGGTCCTCTGGTGGAGATACTCTAGTTAACCCACTTACTACATCCCCCTCAAACCCTGTATACCTCATAACCCCTAACTCTGAAGGCTTGTACTGAACTCCTGACTCCCCCCACCCTGGCTGATACTTATTCTCCTCTAATAAATCAGAACCCCCTATTACAGGTTTCCAACATGTATCTGATTTACCATCCTTACTAGTAGATTGATATAGAACATTACCAGTAGAGTCAAATAGTCTACCAGTAGCAGCTCTAGCTACTTGTATAAGAATGTCCTCTCTTCTACCATCAGCTAAACCTGTCTTAACCCCTTTATCTGTTAGGTTTCTACTTCTACCTGAGAGAGCTGGGATAGAGATTATCTTAGTATCACTAAAGACCCTGGTTCTATCTCTACATTGAATAAGAACTCTATATCCAGACTTAATATCAGCGGATACTGAGATGTTATCTATAAAGCCCCAGAATACAGGACATAAGGGTTTATTAGGGTCTTGCTTAAAGGATTCACCACTAGGTATCCCACATTCCACTCCCTCTGGACATAGGTCTACTGGTATCTCATCTAACATATCAGCCGTTATAGGTTGACCTACTGCCCCTATAAAACCCATGTATATACGTATTTCATCCTCTACTGTTAGATAAGGGTAGTTACCACCTCTTATCTTAGATAGATTAGGTAATGGAGGACAATCACATAGGTTAGAGGGGATACTAGAAGTTAACATGATATTAGCTATAGAACTACTCCAGTCCCTTACTATAGTAACCTTTATATAGTTAATAGCCCATTCTAGGGGTCTATCTGCATACTTATCCTCCTTTGTACCACTAGGACCAACTCCTGTATCTACATGCCCGTATTGAGTGGTAAAGAGTATAGGTTGATTACCTGTTAACCCACCAGCATATGTAATGGCAGCAGCAGGTACTGAACAATTTGGATTATATTGTTTCATATAAATAAAAAGCTATCTTATTTATTCTAATAGATAAGATAGCTTTTTAAATTAATAGGTTGGGGTTATTGACTTGCTCCAGCAGTCATAGTAGTAAGAGCCCCAGGAGCTCCATTAGCAAAGTCAATACCATTAACAAAGTTACCAGAAGAAGCATTACCCAATCTGGCTCTATCAGTTTTAAATGTCTGAACACTAGTTGGTACAAAGCATATACCTTCAGCTACACCTTCCCATCTAACAGCTACTACTCTTCTTCCGGGCATAATACCAATGGATATAGAATCTAGTTTACATCTAAGTACATCATATCTACCTACCGCTGTAGGACCTTTCTTACCAGCATCAGGTCCCCCATTTCTAGTAGCATAGGCAGCCTCTGGAAAACTAAAGTATTCATCTGAGCCTTGTCTAGAAATTAATCCTGTACCACCTGTTCCTTGACCCCCTGTATTTCCTCTATCTAATTTACCAACCACATTTCCTGTATTAAAGTTCTCTAATTCTTGAGCATTGGCATCAAAGGATATTTGAAATCTAGGACCTCTGGTAATATACATGTCTCTTCTAAGACAACTAGTACCAAAGGCTCTTTCTACAAAGTTCATATCTACTAGACCTTGTTCTAATACCCAGGCTATCTGAATTTCACCATTAAGGTGAATGGGTAATCTCTGACCCAACTCTAGATATGTCTCTGTAGCATCTCTAATACTTAATGTAAGAGATTGAAATAGACCAAACCATGCTACTTTACCAGTACATACATCCTGTACCCATACAAAGAAGTCAAAGCCCTGTAATGGGTCTAGACCCGTATTATTAACTGGAGAGCAATAAAGTGAATCTGTATATTGTGAATAAGTATCTTTCCAAGCCATATAAATTTATGAATGTGAATAAGTATAATCAATTATGAAACTCCTAAATCAGCTCTACTAATATAAACATCTATATAATCCGCTGAGTACACAGGTACGACAGAGAAGCTAATTTGTATACCTGCTGGATTCTGAGGATTAGCATTAACACTAGCTGTAGTAGATAGAGCTATAACCCCATTTCTAAATAGAGTTCCTAGATAAGCATCAATAGAAGAAGCTATCCTCTGTCTTAATCTAGGAGTGTTAGGTTCACTCTTATATTGATTAAGACTTCTAGCTAGGTCCATACGAATCATATCTACTACTCTAGTAAAAGAGACCTTCTCCCATGCAGCTAGCATACTAGTAGTTCTACCATTAAGGAAGTTAAAGGATAGGGATATGGGGTCTAACATAATAACCTCCATCCTTGCATCATGGTACATCTCTAATTGAGCTTTAGAAGTGTATGGTTGAGTATCTACCTCAGCTAATCCAAATACAGGTCCACTACTAGAACGAGCATGGGGTCCTACATAAATAGGTATAGAAGCTAATTTCCCAGCATAGGGAGCATCTGGAGATAGGCCATATCTCTGAGCATTAAGAGCTCCACCATAAGTAGACCATCCAGCTAATAGAACTGCTCTCTTAGAGTCATAACCTATAGATTCTACTCTAGCTGCTTCTGGAGTTAATCTAGGAGGAGCATTAAGTATAGCTATACGTAGACCTTCAAACTCATCAGCACCATTAGCAGCAGCTATCATCCTTTGTTTAACTACAGGACTATATATACCTGGTAGAACTAGCATATTAACAGGACTAGATTTAGATAAATCTATAGCTCTTATATAGTCAGCATCAGTAGGTGGGGGACCATCAAAGCCTCCTTCAAGAGTAATAGTAGATAGAACTCTAGGACCAAACATCTCAGGATGTGCAAAGTCTGAAGGGTCAGTAGCTGTATCATCAGGTGCAGCTAACCTCATAGGACTCTTTCTTAATAATGAAACATTAAAGTTTCTGTTAATATACTTAGGTAGAAATACCCCTCTTATAAACTTAGATGTAGAAAGGTCTATAAGTCCACCCTGCTCATCTATCCTATCGAATGAGACATTAAACATCTCATCTGCTAAAGGAGGGTCAAAGTTATTCTTATTAAGGTCTACTATCATTAATCTAAAAGACTTGTTATCAAAGGGATATAAAGAGATTCTTAAGTTATTACCCCACGCTCCCTCTGATATAGCAAATAGAGATACAAGGGGAAGTCCCTCCATTGTATATAAGTCTCTAGAAGCTCTAGTAGGACCATTCTGTCCACCTTGCATAAACTTAGCCATATAGCTAGTATAGGTAGAGATAGATAGACCATTAGGATTAGCAAAATGGAATAGACCTATACTATCAAAGTCTGATATCACGGGTTTATCTAACCATATAGTAGCTAGACCCCCACCATAGATAGGAGCATCTACCTTAGTAACTCTAGTATTAGGACTAAGGATGTTTCTACTAATAGGTTTATTAGCATTAGGGTCAAAAGGGTTAGAGACATTAACTACCCCATAGATACCCCCACTCTCTACTAAAGAAACAACAGCCCCTGGTTTGATATATATGCCATATCTGATAGGAACTTGAATATATAACTCACCACTATAGAAGGAGGCTTGGGTGATTACCTCTCCATCTGGTTCAGCTAGTTCTACATAATATGAATAGTTATTACCTATAGAACCATTAAAGAAAGTCTCATCTAAACCAAATA